GCCACGCACAACATCGGCATCAATACGATACTTATTACCACTTCCTCGACGGTCTAACACTTCCATTCCCTTAGAAGCGAATCCACTGCGAGGCTGAATAGTGGCAGCAAGGTTACGAGGCAACTCAATAGCGAAGCCAAGGTCAATGATAGAACGTCCGTTTGTCAAAACGATGTCCTCAGGAGTGTAAAGGTCGTATGCTGCATCACCATCATGCGCACGAACAGGAATCTTTGCACCCTCTTTTTCAAGTACAATCTTAATCTTTTCCATACCTATATTTATAAGTTTTTACGTCTTGCGTATTCAGCTATAAGGAGAGAATCACACTTGTTATCATCGAGCTTGCGGCAACGTTCGTTCTTCCTCAAATCAACATTTGGGAATAATCGACGTGCTGCATTGAATGATGTAGGCTTTGGGTCAACTGCCTTATATTCTTTTTTATATTTCACTCCAGTTTCCTTATCAGTCTGAGTCCTATATTTTGTCGCAGTAATCTCGTCTTGATGAACCCAAATTTCTTTCTGCCAGTCTTTGGGTGCTACGAGGTGATAAGGAATCTCATTTGCAATCAACAAACCTTTGAGAGTACCAAAGATTTCACCAAAGGAAAAAGTAGAGCCTGCACTGGCTCCAAAGATAGCATGAATCTGCTCCATGCAAGCCACCACCTCCCAAGAACGTTTCTTTATATCCTTGAAGATACGTCCTAAATCGAGGTCATCGTGTTCATCAATTGAATAAAATTCTTTGTGACCGTCAGGGAATAGGGCAGTAATAAAACCGATTTGCCCTGGGTCAATTCCTACATACGTTTTCTCCATACATTATATATTATTTACGCTGTTTGCACCAGTTATCGGTAGCTATCCAATAGCCAGCCTCAATCGCTTCCTCCAGTGTTGCTTTCGGATGCGCCTTTAGCCACTCATTAAGTTGGTCTTTATACATACGCTTAAAGAAAAACCTCGCTACCTATCTCAGGCAACGAGGTACAAACTACTTAAAACTAATCTACTAAAACAAATCAAATTATATCGCATGAATTACAACAAAGTTTTTAACCAAAGCCCCAAGCCGTATTGCCTGGGGCCATCTTAACAGCAATGATTTATTCAGCCTACAAAGATTTTCAGAAAGTAGCGGAACACCAAACTAATGATATTCCGCTTTAGGTGTTGGCGGCTCTGTTCCTCAATGTGCCGATACCCAATACCCCTGCGACAAAATGGAAGCGACCCGGAAAAGATGCAGACAAGCTACTCGACCTTGCCGAACACGGGCACTTGGGGAAAACAAGGTCTTATAGAAAGATTCAGAAATCCGGGAAGGGATTTGCCGTGAGTACCTGATAGCGGACACATACAGGCCACCAACGAGCGAACTGTTATGGAACACAGATTCTATATTTAGTATGATTGATTTTTATTAAAACCACCTGACTTTCACAAGCAAGGTGGAATCCGTATAACATTACGTCATAATCTATGAATTACTTACAAAGTTGATTTGACCTTCTCAGGCTTTGGGGAATAAATGATGTTTGATAAAGATTGTGGGCGAACTGGCTGCTATTCCAAAACGCCCTATCTTGAATATGGCATACAAGAAAAGACTTATCAAAAGCCATCCGACTTTCACAAGCCAGATGGTTGCATTAATTTTTTCAATTATTGTAATTTACCAATTCATCAATCTTGTTCTCACGAACATTTATATTGACACCTAATGAATATAGATTAGACACAAGCGGAGAGTGAGAGATTCGAACTCCCGATACGTTGCCGTATGCCTCGTTAGCAGTGAGGTGCTTTCGTCCACTCAGCCAACTCTCCAGTTGAACCCGCACCTTAACTTAATAGGGTGCAGGCTTTATAGTTACAACTATTAAATAGTCAATGTTCATTCAACCATATTAGCCTTTCATTACGTTTTTATGCTTCGAGCCTCTGTACTCTCCACTTTAGATGTGCAACTTTTAATCAACCACACCAACCCATTTTGGCTATTCACTTCATAGGATTTCCGTCAGTTTTCGCCAGACGCATGGGCTGCATCATTGGAACGTAGGCAAGTCCTTCTTCCTCTTATAGTTCCTTGGTAGGGTACACGTACCCTGATGTCGTGCATGGCTACCCATGCTGCTGCAAACGCTATTTGCAGGATATTGCTAAAGCCCTGCTGCCACTTTCATAGCTTCGAGCTTGACAATTCTTTTGTTTCGGGATGCAAGAAACTTATCGTATTCCTCTTGCAACTTATTAGCATCGAAATAGATGTTACTCTGTCTCTCGTCACCACTCTTGATGTGCGTAAAATGGTCTTTAATATCTCTCATGGTACGGCGTGAGATACCAAGAATATCTGCTGCAACCTTTGAGTTAATCCACTGGCTCTGAGTCTTACCCTTTTGTAACTTCTGCTGTGCCTTTGCGTACTCCAGCATCCACTGAGGGTTAGATAACTGCTCTTCTACGATGTAGCAAGCCAGTTTGCGTAGTTCATTATCCGTCATCATAGGTTAGTGGTGTTATGTAGTTTACTGAAACTTCACGTTAGGGTAGTATTGTGTAAACACTTCCAAGAGTACACCATCAGGATAGGTCTTAACCATTCCAAAGCGAGGATCTTCAACACGACCCATTTCAAAGCCGTATTTCTTGCACTTATTGGTAGCAACTCTACCAAGTACCGATGCGCGTTCCAATGGAACTCTGATTCCGAATCGGTTAGCGTAACCAACGATAGTAGTATATGGTAACTGAGTTACGGTACGTTTCTCAATTTCGGCAATTCGCTGTTCAGTTTCACCTACCTTGCTTTCAATAGCATTAACTCGACGTTCCTGCTCTACTAACTGCTGCGCACACATCAGCAACATTTCTGCGCCAGTCTTAGGCATAGGAACATTACTCTGCTGCTGTTGGGCCATTGGTGTAGCCTTACCAGTTTCCAGTTCTTCCCAACGGACAACTAATTTGGCTCTTGCTTCATCATTGAACTTCGTAGCCACAAACAACGTCTCATTCTTACTAAGGTGATAACAAGGCAAAGTGCGACCTGACTTGTCTTTGTAATCACTGAGCCTAAAATTCCGCCCAGTAACTTTCTTCCAAGCCTTTTCCATATTGCGGATGGAATACAGAACGTCCTTGTGACGTTTATTGGTAGCCTTGGCTATTTCGAGGCTACTCATAGTCTGCTGACTATCTCCGAACTGAATTAAACCTTGATCCATACCTACTACGTTTTAAGTTAGTTGCGCTTTTTCAATTCTTCTGGGCTGACAACCTCAATTCTTATGGTATTGGTATTACGATTAATGCTAACCGTATAAGTCATACCATCCTCTCGCGGGTACATATTCTTGGTGTACGTTACGAGATTCTTTGCGGACATACAAGCCTTATAATCAGGAAGTGTCACCTCCAGTACACCGTTTTTACCGATGTTTTGAATGTCGCTTGTCGAAATTTTGTTCGCTGTCATCTTTTACTATAATACTTAATTTTATCTAAATTCAACCTCAAAAATTGGTAGTTACCACGATTATTACTAACTTTGCAACTGTTTCAAGGATGCTCCGCTTTGTTTTTACTCGCGGGCTACCAACTTTGTTTTGGTTGTTTTTACTAATTCCGAGTGCAAATGTAGGAAATTTGGTTGATACTACCAAGAAAGTTCGGTATTATTTTAGTTTTATAAACAAATTTTTTAGGTAGTAAACAATTAAATTTTTACAATTATGATAGGGAATAATGAAGGTTTGGTATTGAGAATCACGGAGTTAGTAACAGATTCAGGGTTTAAAAAGAGCAAGTTTGCAAATGAGGTCGGAATTGACCCTTCTAACTTTGGCAAGAAGTTAGATGGCAAGTTGAAGTTTACAGATTCAGACCTGAAACTTATTATCAACTATACCAATGTCCGCATGGTTTGGCTTTTGACTGGTGAAGGTGATAAGTTTGAGGACAACGAAAGTAGGATGGACGAAAATCCGACACTCGTAACTGAGTCCACTGGAGAGTTCAATATGAACGTTCAGGAAGAAATCATTAGACTTACCATGCTGATGACAGCCAATGACGAAATCATCAACTCCAAGCGTGCTGAAAACGAGAACATCATGAAGCGGCTTAACGCACTTTGTACAATCCTCAAAAACAAGTAATCATGAGTCGGGAAGAATTGGTTGCGCAACTCAAAGAGTTCGGAATATATGACAAGTTGGTTAGCGAATACAGAGAGTCACATATCGGCAATATACCCAAAACAGCTATTCAGTCAAGATTTCAAGAGTTACTTACCAAGTATAACCTTGAATATGAAGCAGTTAGAGACATTATTGGTATGTGATATGGGTATTTGGTACAAATTACCAATTAATTACCAAAGCAATTATAGCGTTTGCTATCATTCTGATTATCAGTTTGGTAGCTATGCTTTCGTTGATTCCCCTATCGACTACTTTCTGGGGCAACTATGCCCCATTTTTTGCGTCTGTAAATCAACAAGTTACGATGTTAAGTGCTTAAAAACCAGTAATTTAAGGGAATTTCCGAGACCGCCAAACATGAACATATATAACTACATATCGGCACATATAACGGCTTATAGCAATACCGAATGTATTACCTCGAAGCCCAAAATGTATTACCTTTCATCGGTTTATAAAGATGCAGACAAAGTATTTGTGCTGAAAATCAACAACTTACAAGATGTATTACCTCAAATAAATAGATAAAACATGAACGTACCTATTATAAAATTTATTTTTGACCGCAAACATTCGGCAACAAAAGATAAAAAAGGAGTTATAGAATTGCGTATTTCATACAACAGAAAGCAGAAATATGCCAGTACTGGTATCTCCTGCTATCCCGGTCAATGGGATGCAAAGCAGGAATCCATTAACCACCAATGCCTCGAATATACTGAACTCAACGCATTGCTTCTAAAGATAAAGCAGAAAGCGTTAAAGGTTATCGGAAAGATGGTTGATGAAGATAACATAGACATAGAAGCCATTCCAACACTCCTAAAGGGAAATTCCACAGATATAACATTCGATAAGTACATACGCGAGCGTATGCGTAAGAAACAAGTATCTGACTATACCAAGAAAGCCTATCATGTATTCTACTCCAGGTTCGTTGAATGGGGAGGCATGAAATTCTTCTCTGATGTCAATGAGCGCAAGGTTCGTGATTGGGATGAATACCTTCACGCTTTCAGTTGGAAGGTAAAGGACAAATACAACAAAGACGTAACCAAGAAATACTCTCAGGCTACTATTGGCTCCATGCACAAGAATCTCAAAGCCTTCATCAATGATGCAATGGTCGATGGCTACCTCAGAGAGAATCCGTATATTGCCAAGCGCATCAAGATTGATAAGGGCAGTACCAGAATAGACAAATTCCTGACGATTGAGGAAATCAATGCCATTGAGAAAGCAGAAATGCCTACCCTCTCGCTGTCAGAAGCAAGAGATTTGTTCCTAATTCAGGTTTATACTGGTTTGTCTTTCGTGGATCTGATGGAATACGACTTCACACCATGCAAGGGCGCAAAAGACTATGCCGTATTCAGTGGCTATCGCTCAAAGACTGGTGTACTGTTCACCTTTGTACTCACTCCAAAGGCAAAGGCGATTCTTGAACGCTATGACTATTGTATGCCAAAGTTACCCAATCAGAAGTACAATGTGAAACTGAAACTGGTTGCAGATGCCGCTAAAGTTGACAAAGCACCTACCTCTCATGATGGCAGACGTTCATGTGGCTATATGCTCCTGAACGCAGGAGTACCAATAGGCATTGTCAGCAGGATATTAGGACACTCCAGTATCAAGCAGACAGAACAAGCCTATGCCCGGTACTTGGACTCTACAATTGCCGATGAAATAAAGAAGCGTATAAAATAACTCGAAAAATGCGCATAATTTCGGGCTGATTTTGTGCGTTTTACATATTTCGTGGCACATTTTATACATATTTCGGAACGTTTTTTCAAAGAATCGGAACAAAAACGGTACATTTTGGAACAAAAGAAAGAGTGGGCGATTTCTCAAACCCACTCTTTTTCGTTTGCAGAGCGTGAGATTCGCCATGAAAATCGCGCTCCGATAGTCAGTGTGACTACACATGACAGAATTTTTCAGACTTCGTATTCCTACGGTTGCTGAGCTGATTAGTGGAGAGGATTACGGATTTCCATGCCGCCTCGTCCAGTAGTTCAGGTATATGCCTATGACAATCAATAGCCCAAAGAACACATAATTCATGCCGCAAAGATACGATAAACTTTCCGATAAAACACTACTTTTTCCGATAAACTTTCCGATTTGAGACTAAAATCTACAATTTTTCGCTAAAATTATATAGTGAAAAATACAACTTTTCTCGAAAATTATATATCTTTGCACCAGAATATTTTCATAGTATTAGATTTAAGGTTAACAAAAGATTTTTTTAAGGACTCGGCGGAGTCCTTTTTTTATTTCGCTATATCTACTACCAATTCCTCATGATAGAAGTCAAAATAGATATTCTGTAACTGGTGTAGATATTCAACAAATAACAACGCACCACCGAAAGAAACTATAAATTTACCATTAATATTATAATCGTCATAGAGAAAATCCTTATTATCTACATGATTGTTTATTAATTCAAGTGATTCATACGACAAGGCTACTGGTTCTACTTCTCTCGCTCTCGCATATCTCTCACGTCCAGGAGCCGGACACCAACCTATCTTGTGTTTGGTAACACCATTTACTTTCACTATTCCTACGCCTTTTACATCAACGTAGTTTCCAATCCGAAGTTCCCTGATATTCATACGCTGCCCTCCAGTTCAGGAATATCACCTTCCCAATCCCAAATGCCAAGCTGACCTTTGACATTCACGATTGGCTTCTTAAACCATATCTGATTCTCACAGACCCAATGCCACATTCCTTTCTCAGCCCATTCGGACGGATGCTCATTCTCGCAATCAACGAGCTTCACACAACCGACAATGGCAGAATAATTCAAATCGGGCTGCATATCGCACAAATCGGCTTCTGCAAGGATTTTCTGATAGATGCCAGTAAACACCCCGCGAGTCTGATTGCGAAGATACGGAACAATATCATGCACCTTCGCACTGGCATGGATCAACAGCAGCCCACGATAATTCGTGCGCCTGCTTCGATTCTCTACGTCCTTATACCCTTTTACTATCAGATTGGCATAAGGCTGTCTGACTGATAACACTTTGTACTTCATACTCCTAAAACTTTTCGTAAAAACCTACCCCACTTCCTAAACTCATGGTCGTCGAACATCAAAGGCTGACCCATTCGTATCAACGGCTTTATCTCGTTTGTCATGTAACC